AATACCGTAACACCTCGCCAGTCCGGCGACCGGGTAAAGGCCGAGCAACAAGGAGAACATGTTGACATTGAACGACCCCCAGACCGTCGCGGAGAAATTCCCGGCGCTCGCCACCGCCCCGACCCCGGTGCGGACCAAGACGGTGAACGCCGACGGCGCCATCACCGGAGACAGTGAAGACCTCGGCGTCATGCACGCCCCGGACCCCGTCGGGCACTTCATGCTCGTCGCCCTGCCCAAGGTCGAACTCAGCAAACTGCTCATCACGCCCGACGCCGTCACCGAGCGCGAACGCGCGGCCTCGGTCATCGGCACGGTCATTGCTCTCGGGCCCGACTGCTACAAGGACCCTGAGCCGATCGTCCCTGACATCGTCCGCCAGGCGCTCGTCGCCGGCGCGCCGGTCAGCGTCAGCCTGATCGCGCCGCGGCCGCGCTTCCCGTCCGGGCCGTGGTGCAAGGCCGGTGACACGGTGCTGTTCAGCCGCTACGCCGGCAAGCGCTTCAAGATCGAGGGCGTCGAGTTCCGCATGCTCGCCGACGACGAAATCACGGCCACCATCCCCGATGGTGCCAAGGTCGGAGGTCTCTGATGGCCCGCGAAAGTTTCCGCCCGACGCCGCGCCCCCGCGGCAATCTGATCGACCTGCCGACGGCGGGGTTCCCGGATCGCGCCACGGTTGATCTCGACAACAAGGACCCGTCGGCCTTCACGGTCATCGAGACGACGCCGGCCAATGAGCCGGACGCCGACGCTGAGACGACCTCCGAGCCGAATGACGATGGCGGCGACGCCGCCGTTGAATCGCCCGGCGTCGGAACGCAGGTCGACCCCGCCAGCGTGCAGAAGCGCATCCATCGCCTCAAGGCGGAGACGCATAGCGAGCGCCGGGCCCGTGAGGCGGCCGAAGCTCGCGCGATGGCCGCCGAACAGGCGGTTGCGGCGCGCGACGCGGAGGTCGCCGATCTGCGCCGGCGGCTCGAGGGCGGCACCGCCGCGCTCGCGGCCAGCATGAAGCAGGATCGCGAGAATCGTCTGGCCGACGCCGAACGGCGGCTGGCACAGGCGCACGCCGACGGCGATTCGAACGCCATCGCCAAGGCGACCAGCGATATCAGCCAGGCGCACGCCGAACTGACGCAGATCGCCGCGCGCACGCCGCGCCCGCAGGCCGAACAGCCGCAGGCCCAGCCCGCGCCGCAGCCGCAGCGCCAGGCCCCGAACATCGCCCCGGCGGCGCTGGCATGGATCGCCCACAATGATGGCTGGTGGAACAAGGACCCCGTCAAGACCAAAGTCGCGCTGTCGGTCCATGAAGCTGTCGTGGCCCGCGGCATCCCCCCTTCCTCCCCTGAGTATACCAGGGAACTGGACAAAGGCATGAAAGCCATGTATCCCGATCATATCGCCTACGGCCGCCAGGACGCAGGTAGCGACGCCAGGGACCCCACGCCCCGGCGGACGAATGTGGTGGCAGACGGATCCCGCGAAACGGGCCGTGTGACCAACCCGAACCTCGTGGAGTTGACGTCGTCTGAACTGGCGATCGCCAAGCAGCTCAATCTTTCACCGCAGCAATACGCTGCGTCCAAAGCCAAGCTCGCACGAGGCACAGCATGACCAGCGAATACAATGACCCCTTTGCGGCGCTCACGGCGCCGTCTGTCCGGGCCCCGCGTTCGCTCGACACGCGCGCCAGCACCGAGCCCCGGCGTTCCTGGACGCAGCCTTCCGTTCTTCCCGAGATCGAGCCGCGCGACGGCTGGGAACACAAGTGGGTCCGCACGGATACCTACGACAAGCCCGACAAGGCGAACTTCTCCAAGCGCTTGCGCGAGGGGTGGGAGCCGATCGACGTCGCAGAGTATCCGGAGTTGCAGAGCTACTCCGGCGGCAAGACGAGTGGCCGTGCCGAAGTGGGGGGGCTCATCGCCTGCCGCATGCCGTCCGAGATGGTCAAGCAGCGCAGCGACCACTATCGCGGCGTCGCCAAGCAGCAGGAATCCTCGGCGGAAGAGCACTACATGCGTGATCAGGATGAGCTGATGAAAAAGTTCCATGAAAGCTCCCGCAGGGTAGTCTTTGGCCAGTCTGGCCGCTAACGCAACAGGAGGGTGGCGATGACCACTTCAGCCTATCCCTTCGGCATGGTTCCCGTTCAGAACCTTGCCGCCGGGTACAACACGCAGGGCTACGAGACCTTCAACATTCTCGATGGCTACACCACGGCGATCTACTTCGGTGACGTCGTCAAGATGGCCACGACCGGCCTCATCCAGAAGGACACGGGCACGACCACGCTGACCCCGTACGGCGTCGCCGTCGGCTTCAGCTATGTCGATCCGACCTACGGCTTCTGGAACAACGCCCAGTATTGGCCGGCCTCGACCACCACGGGTGTCTCCACTGGGCCGCTGCGCCCGTCGGTCAAGGTCGTCGACAACCCGAACGCCGTGTTCATGATCCAGGCCGACGCCACCGTCGACCAGACGGCTCTCGGCGCCAACGCCGCGATCGTCCAGACGGCCGGCACCTCGACCTTCGGCAAGAGCAAGAACGCGCTCAGCGCCTCGTCGATCAATACGACCGACACGCTGCCGCTGCGCATCGTCGGTCTCGCCGACCTGCCGAATAACAGCTGGGGGGACGACTATCCGATCCTCCTGGTCAAGTTCAACAACCACCAGCTGACGACGCTGACGGGTATCTAAGAAAGGAGATTGAGAAATGGCCGCTATTTCACGCGCTCAGCTCCTTCGTGAGCTTCTTCCCGGCCTCGATGCCCTGTTCGGCATGGAGTACAATCGCTACGAGAACGAATACGCGGAGATTTACACCGAGCAATCGTCCGAGCGGTCCTTCGAACAGGACCAGAAGATCACCGGCTTCCAGACGGCGCCGGTCAAGCAGGAAGGTTCCGCCATCCTGTTCGACACCGCCCAGGAAGGCTACACGGCGACCTTCGTCATGGAGACGATCTCGATGGGCTTCGCGCTCACCGAGGAAGCCTTCGAAGACAACCTCTACGGCAACCTCTCCGCCCGCTATTCGACGGAACTTGGCCGCGCCATGCGCAACACCAAGGAAATCAAGGCCGCGGTGCCGTTCAACACCGGCTTCACGGCGCTCGCGTCGGGCGGCTATGGTGTCGGCGACGGCGTCCAGCTGTTCTCGACCGCCCACCCGCAGGTGGCCGGCCCGACGATCGCCAACCGGCCGTCCGTCGCTGTCGATCTGAACGAGACCAGTCTCGAGGCTGCGACCATTCAGATCGCCAAGTGGACGGACGATCGCGGCAAGCTGATCAACGCGCGCGTCCGCAAGATGCTCGTGCCGGTCGACAACCAGTACGTGGCGACTCGCGTGCTCGATACCCAGCTGCAGCCGGGTACCGCACAGAACGACGTGAACGCTGTCCGCGTGACCGCCGCTGTGCCGGAAGGGTTCGCGGTGAACCACTACTTCACCGACCCCGACGCTTGGTTCCTGATGACCGACGTCCCGAACGGCGCGAAGTACTTCAATCGCGTCCCGGTTTCGCAGAAGACCGAGGGTGATTTTGACACGGGTAACATTCGGGTGGCTGAGAGGGAGCGTTACTCTTTCGGGTTCGCTGACTATCTGGCAATCTGGGGGTCCGCGGGCGCCTGATATACAAGCAAATTCAAACGCTTACTGGAACCCGCCGAAAGGCGGGTTTCTTTTTTACCTGTGTGCATTTTACGTATTGTATAAGGTAACATTTTGTGATAGGCATCTTGGGTAGCTAAACAGGAGCCTACCAAATGAACGAACCCTTAGTGCCTTTTGGCGTTTGCCTTGGATGCGGAAAAGAGAAGGCGCTGAAATCAAAAGGCGTGTGTAACAGCTGCTATGTGCAGTTCCGGCGCACGGGCTCTTACGAGCGGACCCGACAGCCACGAGGCATGTGCACTGTAGAAGGCTGTGACAAGCCAGCCCATGGGCGCGGGTTATGCGACATGCACACCCGCAGATTGAAAGTATCCGGCAGCCTCGATGACCCTCGGGCGGACAACTACAATTTGAAGTCTAACCACGAGCTATATTCGGTGTGGACGGCGTATCAGCGCAAGAACGCGTACCCCATCGTCCCAGAATGGAAAGCTGCACTCTTTGTGTTCGCGGCAGGCGACGG